TTTACTTTATTGGCAATATTTTTAAATCTACCATTCCAATTACCAGAATATTCTTTTGTATCTGGAAGATAGTTAGATGGAACTTTTACTTTTAAAAGTTTTAAATCAAATTTTCTGTTTGGGATTTGCGCAAAAGACCGTGCATCTAATGTTGTGCCTATTAATGCGCAACTAGGATAATAAAGCTTATATGGCACAATTTCAGTAATTGAGCTAAGGCTACCCTCAACTTGGGAGGTATCTGATTGATATTGTGTTGTATCTTCAACTCTAAATACTTTAACGACTCTGTTGACTTTATTAGGGTTTGGTGGCAAATGTATAGTATTTTCAAAAATATAATCAGATGTAGATAATCCTTTGACAACTTTTACAAAGTATCCACCAGTGTCGTTAAAAACTAATTCTCCTTTTCTGTAGCCATCATCTCGGGGAACAGGTTCGCTCACTTCATACAAAGGTGGATTGTCAAAGTCAATTTCTCCACTTTCATTACCAACATAAATTAAAAACGTAAGCTCTTCTGGAACTTGTTCACTTGACCTTTTTCCAGTTTTAAGTTTGGATAATACGTGTACTGTAAGACTTACTCGAATAATTTCTACCAAAGGATTAACTATGGTGTGTGTTACAGCAAACATATCTTGCTCTTTGTTTTTAAAATATGAATGCAGAGCCGACTTAGAATTAATTTCACTTCTATCGTTATAGTGACTTAATAACTCTTTCGGTGAACTCATTGAGCCTAGTTCTTCAGTTATTGCGTCTTTTATTCCCGCGGTCATACCTAATGTATTTGCGGGTATTAATCTTACATTTTTAGAAATAGTTTGTGACGCAAATTCATAATCGTCAGGAAGAGCATCTTGTACTTCTTTACCTTCTCTATAATCTAAATCAAATATTTTATAATTATAAGTGTCTGAATCGGGATTATAAACTTTTGTTTCATCTAGAAAAACAGATTGCAAAAATGGAAAATTTATTTTTCTGTTGGCCTTGAAAAATCTTAAAGTATTACCGTTTTTATCTGAAAATCCTTCAATTGGACCTTCTGATATCAAATCAATAATTTGCATTGTACTAGCCGACTCTAGCACTTCAAAGTCTTTGCTCAGGTCTGAGTCTAAATCTTTAGATATTCTGGGCGTTCTCGCCCTGCGCGCATTTTCTTTTTTCTCTTCGTAAGAAAGGTATCTAGAATTAGCATTGTTTGACTTTAAAATCATTAATTTAAATCCTTTCCTATACCTATTCCTGGCGTCTTGAGAAATCCTATGTTACCAATTTTTTGTACTTTTCCTTTGTAGCCGTCAAACTCGTAAAGTTGTTGATTTCTTAATGATGCAGAGATAACTGTTGATCCGACCCTTAATCTTCCATACCCAAGCGGAATAGGCACTCCCTGGGCCGCAGTATTTACTGGGCCTGAAAATAAATATGATTTTGTTTCTTTTTCTTCTTTTGGTTTGGGCGGCTTGAAAAGTGCCTGCATAATTAAACCTGTAACAATAGAAACTACTATTGCAGTAATAGTGGCCACAACCCCGCCAGCAACTTGCGGCATTATATGAATATTTTTTGACTGCCTAGGTAAAGAAGATTCTAATTCTGATTGCTTTTCCAACGTTTTATTATCTACTGAAAAAGTGTAATGTTCAAATTTATCTTGATTTTTGCTAAGAAACTCGGTCAATTTACCAGTGTTGGCTTCGATTGCCCACAAAGCTTCTTGAACAGAATCAACTTCAAGCTCCCAATGCTTGCCTAAAGTAGATCCTAACTCTCCATGTAGATATACGTTCTTCATCCTTAAACCTTAATATTATATACACGAAATATGTCGATATACAGAGTGAATTCTATCAAAATATTGACCGTCAAGATATGTTTTTCTAGATAAAAATTTTCCTTCGTGATGAAAAAACTGATTCTCGCCGCAATAAACTCCAAAATGAGAAAAATATCCATCTATTTCAAACAAAATTAGATCATGTAATTTTAAATTTTCTGTGTCTTTTATTTTTTTAAATTTATTTATTTTTAAAAATGTTTTGACAATGTTAATAGTATGCCCACTGTACGCTTGTCCATCTTTTGTTAAAGCAAAGTTTAGCTCAAAATAACTCAGTATTTTATTTAATATATAATAGTCTACGACAAATCTAAAACAATTTCTTAAATCTGGCACATAATCTCTTTCGTCAAGTTTTGGTATTTCATAATTTTCTGGAAAATGAAGATAAAACTCTTTAGTTTTTATACTATAAATATAAAATGGTAACTGCCAGTTACGCGCAGATAATTTATCAAACTCTGATGGTTGAGGTCCAGATATTGTGTGCGAATGATAAATAGACAAAATGTCAAGCCCCTTACTTTTTTCTATAAAACATTGTGGTGATATTTCAAAATAATTTTCTTTTTGTGCATGAGCATTTTCGCAAGGAACTACTTGTATTTCTTTTAAATTATTTAAGCCAATCAATCCGCAACATTCGTTTTCTTTTTCATATTCTGCATGAGCTTTTATAAGTTTTTGTATAAAATTATACATACCCAAACTTATCGGTGCCAGGAAATCCTCCGAATGGTAATCCTCCGCCACAATCTTTAAATCTTAACGCGCACCCAGAAATAGTTTTGCTGCATTGATCTTGAACCCAATTTGATTTATCATGTCTTGGATCACTGCCAGATATATTAAAATGAGAAAAAGATACTCCATTAATTTCTGTCACAGCCTTACCTGTTGGTTTTGCTACAAAATACAATTTTATATTTTCGTCTACTTTAAATCCATCAGAATCAGAATTTAAAAAACTGTCGACACTTACAACATCTCCACTTAAATATATTCCAGTAGCGTTATAAGTACCAGAATTATGAAATGTTTCAGTGTTAGTATCACCGTCATCATTTAATGTATTCCACGCCACATTGACAGCTGTTGAAAATCCATAGCCACCTGCTTCTGTTGAACTAAAAAATATTTTATCTTTTGCATCTGCAATTGGAATACCAAGAGCTTGATGAGAATTTTTGTCTTTAAAGCGCTCACGTATATGTGCAAAAGAGTTTCCGTAATTACAACCGTATCCACGATATACCCAAGTACAATAGTTACTAATTACTTGTCTACTTGGTATTTTAACAGTATCCATTTCCAAAACAGACACCAACTCAAACTCAACTACATTTTTATCTTCTAAAATTTTTTGGTTTATAACAAACTTATCATCTGGAAATCTAGCGTTTATATCTGGATCTCCAAAAGGATTTGAGTTGTGAAAAAAGTTTACTGCATCTAAATATTTTAAAAATATTCTTTTTCTAGTAAAATGCAAGCCAACAAAGTCGTCTCTACCGTTTATAATATCAGATATAAATCCATCAACGTTTGCAATACGCAGACGCGGGCGAGGCAAAGTTCCGTCACCTTTAATTTCAACTTCTTCAATTTCAACAGGAATAGATTTATAAACTTTGCCATCGTACACAATATCACCATTATGAACTTTTCCAGCGTGAAATCTATATATACCTACTCCGTATTTTTTTGCGTTTACCTCGAATAGCTCGACAATAGTGGTTGCCTGCAAATTGTGAAGTTGCTCTTGCAAATTGTAAGTAGTAACTCCAGTTTGTAAGTTTGGAACTATTATATCATTTCTTTTATCTTGTATTGACATTTTTATTAACCTGTTGAATCAGACGTAAATTTATTTCTTATTGTTATAAATCCAGCGTAGCTAGTATTACCAGCTCTTAAACCAAAGTCGGCTATTTTGCATTTTTTATGAGCTGGTCTCTCTGCGCTTAAAATCTTTAATCTATAATATCTATAAGCAGTAGTATTATCAATTTCATACGAACGAATTAGTCCAGGAATGGAGACGTAGTCTTTTGACATAGCAGCAGTATTGAGACCAACTTGCAATGGCACAGGGTTTTGTTGTCTTGGTACATCATTTTCTACTCGATCTAACACAGTATATTTTGAGTCCTCCAAAGGCTCTCCGCCAACACCATGACCGTTGCCCGCGTTTGTGGCTTGTAACTCCCAGGAAGTTGGTGCGTACACAGTCCCAAATAAGCTATTTACATTTGAGTATGTTTGATAGTATTTCATGTCAGCGCCAGCACTGGTGATTGTGTAACTTGAAACTACTTTCTTAATGTCGTCATCGCTTGCATCTTTTCCAAAGTCATAAACTAAATAATAAGGAAAACCACCTGCGCCTTCAAATAAAACATAATCTGCAGCATTTCCAACGCTGGACGGATGTATTTCTTGATTAAAAGCTTTCCATGCGGGGTAAGAAGCATTTGTTGCAATCGCATATTGAGATTTGTCAGGGCCATTATTTCTAATACCACTCATGTAGCCAAGGGTATTGTTATCATTTAGTTCTTTAACATTTGCCGCTCCGCTGTTTCGCGCGGTCAAATATCCTCCTATTCCAATTTGATTTCGGTAAAGCTCTGAGCTTTTTGCATTTGTTTCGCTTCTATGGCCACCAGCGATTCCAATTCCGCTTGCGGGAATATTTGTTGTTTCTGACAATATTTCTATGTTACAACCATTTGTTTCTATACATAGCCCACCGCTTCCGCCGTATCCATAGTTTCTAGGCTCTGCGCCATTAAGGCCTAGATGTCTTTGTCTTGTGGCTTGTACTGGATGTTCGCCATTTCCACCATCCATACCATATCCCCCACCAAAGCCTCCGACACCGCCAGCATTTCTATCTGCCTCGTTGGAATTTTTACTCATCCTGTCAAATGGTTTATAAAAATTTAATATGTTATGCTGATCAACAGTATAAATACCTCGCTCTCTAACTTTGCCAGCTATTGATCCGTCACCTCCATCTGATGCAATTTTTAAATTTTTATTACCATCATCAAGCAAAACAATTTGAGAACTTTGTCCATTTTGTGACGGCTTGCCTTGTATGACGCCATATGATGTTTTTGCGCTTACACTGTTAATTTGTTTATTTCTAAATCTGCTTGTATGTTTGGCTCCCTTACCACCAGATGCGCCACCTTTATTTGTTGTCAAAGAATCATTTTTTCTAAAGCCCGCACCTCCTCCACCTGCGCCTCCAGCTCTAACTTCTAAAGCTATATCAACATTAGCGGTGCCTCGAGTAGTACGCCTTAGTAAAGATTTTGTACTCCGCCTTCGGTCTTCGCTAATGTCGTCGTTAAATCTATCTACGCCCTGCTTATGACTAATCGCTTTTCCGTCTGTATTAGCTATATTATTGTATCTAACGCCACCTTGTCCACCGCCGCCTCCTCCACCAACAATAAATCCTCCATTATTTAGTATTTTTACTGGGTGGTCATCATTTTTCCAAGTGGATTGTATGTGTAAAGCTGTGCCACCATTTTCTCCGTCAAATGGTTGAGTATTATCAGAGTTATCGTCAAAGCCATTCGGTAGCATGTATATTCCCTCGCTAATTCCCTTGGTCGCTCGCGATGCTATCGGCCCAACTCCTTGCAATTCATGAACTGAGCCAACATTTGATTGACTAGCTGATAGCGCATCGGCGCTATTCTTATTTGCATCAGTTAGTTCGGTAGACAACGCAAAAGAAGTATCACCAGTATTGTATGCGTCTGCACCCTTACCTCCTGCGCCAATTATTTTAGCTCCTTCTTCTAAAACTATTTTGAGTGCTAACGGATTGAATATTGAATTAGTTGCCGCAACACCACAATCAAAAGCTGGAACTGATGGGTCGTCTGACATAATAAGCGTGTCAGCTTTTATTACGCAGTGTATTCCAGAAAAATATGCGTAATCACTTAAACCTAAGTCTTCCAAAACTTTATCAGCTTCTTTTCTAAGATTAAATTTGTTAAAAAACTTACCATCTGATCCGTCTAAAACTACTTGTAGTGCGCCGCTTTCAGTGATAACAGCGCCAGTTGCACTTGCTCCAATATTTTCTTTAAACGCTGCGGTAGCAAAAGTTTTTTCAGAAGAAGTGGCAACTCCTAAAATATCTGTATTTGCGGCTGTAACTTTATAATAATATTTAGACGAAGCTAAGACAGGTTCATGTCTAAACGTTGTTATGCCAGTAGGTATGCCAGTTGCTAAATAGCCAACCCAATCTTTGTTGCCGCCACCGACGTAACGATCTCTTTCTGTGCGATTACCACCAATTCTTAACCACCCGTCTTGAGCTCGCTTACCTGAAATTACAGAAAAATCTGAAGCGCTTGGTATGTTTGCTAATTCATCATCATTGCCATTATCCAAAGCAAAAGAAACTGAAATACCTGTTGCAGTTTTTGGATCTTGTAACTCCCAACTGCCAGTAATTGCAGCGACGCCAGGAACTTGTCCTACTTTTAAGTTTATTGGTATACCTGGGGCGGCGTCATGAACAGCTTCACCAACTAAGTCTACTTTTAAATCGCCACTAGGATCTGGAAATAAAAATTCATCAGTCGTAGAAACAGTTAATGCACTATCTTTTATTCCGCCAAATCCGCCAGGGTCAGCAGTATACATTATTCTGCCTTCGTGAAAACTTATTTTGCTTGCTGCAGCAGTATTTGGAGTTCCGCCGATACCTGCATGTTTGCCAATGTCACCAGTATGGCCCGTTGTAGAAAATATAATATTAAAACGTCCACTATCTCCTGGATACAATTTATAGGTCATAGACGTTGGCGAATATTCTTTTATTCTGTCGTCTTTTAAATCTTCAAATTTATAAAGACCACTTGCTGCTTGTTTACCAGATAAACTTAATGTAGAAAGAATTGTTTCATCTCCACTGTTTACTAAAAACATTCCTGTTCCAGAAGCAAAGCCAGTCATAAACGCGCCAAAATTAATTCCTGTGGTTGCTCCATAAGTTTCAAATCCATAATCTTCACCATGAAACGGAGCTAATACTTCTCCATTTTCTGTTGCAATAATTGTAGAAAACACTCTGGCTTTTCTGGTTAAGTCTAATGGATTTTGTTCGAATTGTAATTCAAATCTGTGATTGTCATCATATACATAAGTGTGTCTCCAATTTTCACAGACAAAACTCCTCATGTCTCCGCTGTGAGGTGCTGGAGGATTAAATCTAAACGTTTGATAATTTTGTTTACTTAATAAAAACTGAGATATAGCAACAGCTTCTTTGTTGGATCTACCTTCTAATATCAAACTATATTTTAAATTGTTTGTATTGATTCCGTCATTAAAACGTTGAACGAAATCATTTTTTATATCAACTGTTGAAAATCTAACATTGGTACTTAAATTGGTTGCTATAGAAGGTTTAAATATAAATTCTTCGTTTGTCCACAATGTTCCTTTGCCTGTTGGACTATTGTTTACAGTTGCGGTAGAACTTGATGTTCCAGTATAATAATAATATCCGTCACAACCACTTAATGTTCCAAGTATACCACCACTATGATAAACAGTGTCATATAAATTGTAAGTTCTTCCAGCTTGCCAAATACCATCAGTATTGCCACTTGGTATAAATCTTTCTAACCAACTTGTTGCACTGTTAGTTTCGTTGATAAAACTGGTTTGAATATTTTTTACATCGTTAAATTTTTGCTCTAAAGAATATCCATCACAAAAGTGCTCGTGCTTTTTATCGTATGGATAAAATGGTTTGAATTGAAAACCAGTGACGCCAGAAACTGCTCCACTTAATGCTTCAAATGAATGGCTTTCAATAAAATTAGAAATAGCTTTTGCTTCTCTGTCTGTTCTGCCATCGAATGCTAGCGCATAAGTTGCGCGAATATTATTAACAGATTTTGGTATCAAGGAAAAATATCCATCACCAAAATTTATTCTTTCATTTTTAGCTTCAAATGTTACGCTGCTTCCATATCCAGGCTTAAAGAAAAACTCTCGACTCCATTTGCTTGCTGCGCCAGTAGGAGCGTTGGAACTTGCCGCGGCAACATTATCATTACTAGAAGTGTGAGAAGTTTCGCAATAATAATATCCAGAATCGACAGGTAAACATCCTGTGTTGTTCAACACGCCGTTACCAGTAAAAAATACAACGTCGAACTTTTTATATTCGTGCGCTGGCTTCCATCCAGAAATTTGTATATTAGGATTATTCATTATTGATATGCTTGTGTTACTGATATTCCTCCGATAAGGTATCCTTGTTGATCTACGTTAAGTTCTTGTTGTGATATTCTGCCGCTACAATGAAAATGCTGTAATGCTGTTGAATCATTGATATCAAATATAGAACATTTTAAATTTGCTTCTGTACCTCCGTCATTGATATTTCCTCCAATGTTGTCTCCTTGTATTGACATTTGTATATTTGTAGCTTCTTTTGTTACTCTTGTTGGCGTAGTTTCTCCTGCAAGATACACTGGATTTCGTGCAGCTTGAACAGAATAATTAAAACTTAATGTATGATTCATATTGCTAGGAGTTCCAGCAACAAAAGATTTTATCGAATGAGAATATTTGTCTTTGGCTAATTCTGGATCATAACTAGAAGAAATGTTACTAGAAAAAGATCCATAAAAATCAAAAGAACTTTCTACAAGTATTGGTGCATATGGTTGAACTTCAAACCGCATGGATTTTAAATATGCATTGTCAAATGTTAAACCGCCAAAAGATCCGTTTGTAGAAGTTTCTGCGACTCCTGTTACATCTAAAAAACTTGCAATACTTCCTGTTAAATAATGACTAAAACTTAACGTGCCTCTTGCTCCATTTGTTGGTGCGTATCTGTGAATAGTTCCATCTATCAATCTAACAGGCTGAAGACTAGTGTTGACATTAATTGAAGCTTGCTGCGCGAAAATACTTTCACCAGCGACCTTTAATAAAACGTCTTCGTATTTTAAAAATGCCATTATCTTGTTCTGTTAATATATTTTGTAAAAGTTAAATTCACCAATGCAACACCGTCTACTTCACTAGAAAAAGATTCATTTACCAATCTTGCATCATCTAAATGAAAAGATGCTAAACTTGTTCCGTTATCTCCATTAATATCTATATTTACTTTGCCAGTATAAACTCCAGTTAAATAGTTATATAGATTTTTAGTTTGATAGTCATCAATTTCAAGTGTTAAATTTGTTGTTTGTTCAATTGGATAAATGCTGTCTACTTGCACTGGGAACTTTGCTTTTGTGTCACTTGCGCTAACAGGCAATGCGTATACTGCTTGCCTTGGACAATTTACTTCGTGACTAAATGAAACAATTCTGTTTGTGGCAGTTTTTAATTCGTCGCAAGTAATTGTCATTGATCCCATGTTTGGCGGCTCAATAGTTTTATCATTTGCAGAAGCGCTGCCTACACCAGCAGTTTCACTTGCGCTTAGTATTCCAGGTCCTAAGTCTCCATAAACAGAAATATTAGTTGACACACTTGGCAAGTTACCAACTTCACAAGATATAGAATATGAAGTTAAATATCCACTGTGAAAACCAAATGATCCTGTACTAACTGCTCCATGTTTATATGTTACAACTCCACTAAACGCAAGACTGTCACCTGTCATATTTAACAATGCATCTTCGTTTATCAAAGTTCTTTGTATAGTAAACTCGCCTTCTAATGGTTGATTAATAATATTGTTTACATATCCGTGACCAATAACATTTATAGGCTGCTCATTGATGCCATACGAGCCATTGATAGATTGCACACCAGACAAACCAGTGCCATTTACAAAAAAGTTTTGCTCGTATGATAATGATGCGTTTTTCATTATTGATCATTTGATGTTACGTCGCGTAACATTCCGCCTGTTCGTTTTTCTTGTTTGAGAACTGACAAAACTGCATCGCGTAATCTTGTTGCCATTTCTCTATCTTCTGTACCAGCGTTTCCTCCGTCAACGTTTGCTTCGCCTGTTCCTGTGTTGACTGTGATGTTAACAGTTGTGTTGCTTGTGGCATTGTTGTTTGATGTTTCTGTTTTGTTATTGTTTTGTGTGTCGCCTTGTGCTGGAACAAATTGTTGGTCGCCAACTAGCCCGCCAGTTTGATAGCCGATTCTTCCGCCGCGATTTAATTTGCTAAAGAATGCGCTGCCGTGCCTGCGTACAGTTGATGGATTTACTACAAATTCTCCGCCAGTCAGCATTGCAGGAATGTTGTCGATGTAGCCGCCACTTTGGTATTCAATAATAACGTTGCCATTTTTATCTTTTTGAATTTTCCTAGGTTTACGATTCTCAATGGCGTCAATTAATGTAGCATCGCCTTTGAATTTGTCATGTAGACCTCTTCCTCTGTTAAGCATATTGATAATTCCTTGATTAGTATTACCCATTCTTGCACCAGGTGCTTGATTTCCATGTCCATAACCTCCCGCTGCATCAATCATTCCCTGTGACGGAGTAAAACCCGAACGGCCAGCACTTGCAGGAACATTAGGACTACCAATAATTCCAAACTTATTGGCGATTGAGTCGACCAGGCCTTGGAAAAATGACCCCATAGACTTTCTGTCTCCACCTTTTATACCTCGCTTTCTCATAGTGTCCATGATTGCCCCAGGAGTACCGCCATGCGGGCCCATTGGTGAAACTGCGCCTCGGAATTTTTCGCCAGCCAATAATCTTCTTCTTGATTCGGCCAAGGCGTTCATGTGACTACGTGCGTGTGCGGGCATTGGTTTCATCATTCCCGCTTGCTGCCCAGGCTGAAGCATACGTACAGGTGGAGCCGTTGAAGCTCCAGGTATCATATTGTACCCAGGAGCGAGTCCTGTGTTTGGTCCGCGCGCAGGCCCCATTACTGGATCTTCAAAACCAAATATTCCAGAAGTAAAGTCCATTTGGTCTTGGGTAGCAGTTGGTTTACTAAAAGCTCCTTTCGCCTTATCCACTCCAAACGCTACCGCACTGCTTACAACGGCTCCAACAATTGTTTGTACTAATTGGTCTTTTTTAGCTTGAGATGCAAATTTCTTTTGTCTTTGTTTTTCGTGATAATTTTGTATATCAGCCCTTACGTTTTGCAATATTGGGTCGTTAGCATGAGCAAAGCCACTTAATCTTGGATCTGTTATTCCTAAACGAACAGATGCGCCACCGCCACCTAGTGCGCTGCCCATACCTGCAACAGGAGGTAAAAATTCATTTTCTTCAATTATTTTATTTAAAGCACTTGATTTTACTCCTGCCGATGCAATTGGAGAAGCAAGTCTACCGCCACTCTGAAACCTTGGAGCTATGCCAAAATTTAAGCCATCAATTGCGCTTGGCCCACCCAAAGCTTTTACAGCGTTTCTGTTTAATACGTATTCGCCGTCTTCTAGTAATGCTGGATTTTTGTCACCCGTACGACCACCAGAAATGTACATTCCGTTTTGAGCTTTTATTAAACCACCTTTTTGGTTTCCGCCGAATAATCCTTTAAGAAAACCTTGGCTCTTTCCGCCTTCTGGAAATAGTGCTCCAGTTAAACTTTGAGCAATACGTTCTGACTGTATTTTGTTGATTGCACCAAAAACAGAAATGCCAAAGTCCATCATTGCATTTTTAGCAGAAGATGCGCCAGTGGTAATATTTGAAAAAGCTGTAGCAAAAGAAGAACTAAATCCAGAAGTAAAACGATTTACATTTTCCATTGCTGCCGCAGTTTCTCTAAGTTCGTCATTTAGCTGTTCAACGTCTTCGGAAAACTTCATACTATTTTCTAGTTCTCTAAAATTTTCTGCAGTTTGTTGTACGTTAATGCCTAAAGCTTTAAATTTATCATCTTGTTCAAGAATTTTATTTATATTAGTTTTAGCCACGTCAGTTTCGGCTAGTGCATCTTTAGTAAGTTTACCTTGTTCATCTACTAATCCTCTCTCAAAAAAACCAGCATGTGATATGGACCTAAGGTCAGCTCTTTGATTATCAGATATAAATCTTAAATCTTTACGCTCTATTCCCAATGCGCCAGCCTGCAAATCCTTAAGATCAGCTTTGCCTTCTGCCGCGCTTTTAAAAAATTTGTCAAGCACATCAAATTGACCAGCCTCAATATTAGATCTTATCAAATTTCTTGTCATTAACTCTCCTGCTCCTCCACCTGCAAATGAAATGTTCCCCATGTTTTGAACTAATCCAGATCCCGCGTCGCTTATAAACTCTTGTCGTTTTCTCGCTTGTTCTACCCTAACGTCTCTACGTCTTATTTCAGTAGCTTTTTTTTCTAATTCTAAACTAGAAAAAGCGCCGCTTCCCCTTTGTCTAGCTAATACTCCAGCATCACGAAGTGACACTAGATTTCTTTCTCTTGCTGTGGCAAACGCTCTCTCTTTAGCGGTGGTCATGCGTTCTAGACTTGCCCTTCTTTGCTCGTTGATTTGGCTTCTAAATATTTCGCCTTTTTGTTTTAGGGCTTCTGGTATTCCTTCTTCTGGAGAAAATGGTCCTTTCACAAGCGCTCCAAGCGTATCAACGACACTCTCATTTGCGCCCATTTTAGAAATATTCATAAAGCCACCAGAGCTACCCAGCATTGCACCTCCGAGACCACCTAACACCATGCCAGGTATACCGCCAAATCTAGAAAATCTAGTAAGTTTGGACATGGCTCCCGTTCTTTTTGCGATCGCTCTGCCAGCAGCTCCGCCAGCTTTGCCGCCCAAAAATCCTCCTGTTATACCGCCAGTTAAAGCTCCTGGTGCGCTGCCAGTAAATTCAGAAAAAGTTGGATCTAGCATGGTTCCCGCTGAGTAAGCCATAAACGCATTCATAGCTGTGTTACCTAGTCCGCCTGGTCCAATTGCAGCTCTACCTAGTAAGTCTTTTTCTGCAGCACGCATTCGTGTTGTTGCTAAAATGTCATCTCTACTTAAACCAGTTGCCATTGGGCTTGTTGGCCTTGTTAATGCTTTTGCAGTTGATGTGCCAAGTTTTTTCGCAGGTTCATCTTCTACTCCAGTGATAATAGCTTTAATTGTATCACTGTATCCCGTAGGGGTCATTGACAAAGGTGGGCGTTTAGGATCAATTCCAGGAACAGGCAACGCAAAGTTTGGCAAGTTTGCAGTTCTTAAATCTTCTCCTTTGTGCATTCTTCGCGCATCTGCAAAGTTGTTTTGTCCAATCGTGGGAGAAATAACTCCAAAGCCGCCAGGATTAAATGAACTTCTTAGTGCAGTGTTTTGAATTACTTTTGTTTTTACTTGGGATGGATTGATTCCGAGTAAGCCGCCTACTTGAAGTTTTTCTCTTTTGATTGCATCTCCTATTGGAGCAAAGTTTAAAACTTGACGGTTATACCTTAGTACCTCGTCTTGTATGTGCTGCTTTTGTTCTGGGCTAAGATTTGCTAAATTACCTTTTTTTACTTGATCTCTGCTAAGCCCAGTAAAATAGGACTCCTTGCCGAAGGCCCCGCGACCTCTGAGCCCACCTGGATTATTTATTACATAAGCGCGATATTCCTGGGCAAATCTTTCAAGCATAGCTTGTTCGAATTTTTCTAATTTTCCCTGCCTTTGAGCCTCTTCTCGAAGGCGATTTCGTAAAGCTGGATTATGGCCAGAGACTAATTGTTTTTTTATAGCGCTAGCAATAGTTGTCGCATCGCCAGTTGTGAATCCTGCTAATTTCTTTAATTCCATTGGATCTGTACGTCCTCTGCGATATCGAATTGCATCTATCGCATAGTCTGCTCCCTGCCTACCGCCAGTTCCGACTGTTCCAAAAGTTTTATTAAAGTATTTTTCCGTGACTTCTCCCATATGCTGATCATAAGCACCACGCTCTTTTTTAGATATGTCCTCTCTTTTTAGCGCGCGGTTGATTCCCTTGTTGACCTCAATCAAACTTTTTGACCCAGTGTGCGCAGTAATCAGTGCTTCTCTTGCGCGATCTGACAACCCAGGCACAGTAGATACTGCATTTCTCATTCGCCCAATCATTTCTTCTTGCTGCCTTGGGCTAAATCCAGCCATTTTTGTTTGCATTTGAAAGCCTGACATAGTTGAGTTTTTTACAATGTCAGCAAGACCAGCAGGAAGCTCTTTTGCCAAAGCGGCCTTTGAAGCATTTAAATTAAAGGTGCCTCGATAATTTTCTGAAGTGCCAAGCATAGAAGATGAAGTAAATTGAAATGGACTACTGCCTACTGCTGTACCGCCCGCTTTTGTTACTCTTGGATTAAATGCTCTAAAGCCGAAGTTTGGCACCTCTGTTGGCGCAAGACCAGGAACCATACCTCTTAAACCTCTTTTCTTTTTGACAACGTCGCCAGCTTTGTCAACTCTGAATCCACCCATAAAAGCTGCACCTGCCATTCCGCCTGTTAAAGCTGCAGCTTGCTGTCTTAAAGTTATTTCTTGCTGTAAAAATCTTTGTGTTATTGCCGCTTGTTTATTTACATTGCCTGTGGCTGCGGCCATTTGTGTTTGATAAGCAGCATTTGTTTGTAATAAAGTGCCAATACCTTGTTGCAGCGCAGCTTGTTGTTTTGCAGCGTTATTTAAGCCAAGCAAGTTCTTTAAACTGCTCATGCCAAACACTGTTAGATCTTTAAACAGTTTTATAAATACTCCGCCTATAACAATTAATCCTGGTCCAGTCAAGACATTGCCAATGCCTTTCAGCAAACCTCTGGCAAAATCACTACCAGTTCCTTCGCCATCTAATACTCCAGTTGTTCCTTCGACCAAAGCTTTAAAGCTGCCGATTAAATCTCTCATTCCAGGAGCTATTGATATGTCTCCAATTTTCTTTGCGAGCTCTGTTAACGCTAAACCTGTTTGGGTTGACAGCGCCGCAATAGTTTGGTTGAGCATTTCATTTTTCTTTGCCGCTTGATCGGTTGCGCTTGCAGAAACTGCAGTTGCTCTTGCGGCAATACTATTTTGTTTTTGTAAATCTCCAATAGCAGCTTTTAAAATATTGATTTGGAATACTCCAGCGACCTGCTGGTTTACTGCATCTTTTGCAGATCGTGACAGTCCATCATAAGAGGTTGCTAAATTTTGTAAAACTTTACTGGCTGGTAAAGCAGCTCCAGATGTGTCTTCTACAGCAATTTTTAATTCTCTTAAAGTTTTTAAAGTTTCGGGCCTTTGTACTCTTGTAAAAATTGTTTTAAAAGCGTTACCAATAACGGGGCCACCACGTGCAGTAACTTGCTGTGCGGCAGTTACCATACCAATTAATTCATCCATGCTGAGTCCAGCTTCTTGAGCCACAGCACCAGTTCGGCTCAACGCTGCTATCAAATCATCTGCACTAACAGCAAATTTAACGTCAACTGCTGCAAGTTTATTGATAATTTGAGTAGTGCTAAGACCAGCTTTTGCAAAACCGTTTGTAGCAGCAGTTAAACCTTTTACAGACTCCGCAGCTTTTAAGCCAGTGAGACGAGTAAGAATAAGTGCATCATTTGTGCGCTTTAATGTTTCTTCAATACTTAAACCTTGACGAGCAAATTCAGTAGCAGCTTCCGCAACAACATCAAAACTTTGTGCAGTATTTTTTGCAACTTTAAATAATCCATCACCAAATTTTGTTAACTGACTTTGGTTAGCATTTAAAACGACATTAATATCAGTTAAAGATTTTTCTACGCTAACAGTGACTCTGACTAATTCTTTGAAGGCGTTAGAAATACCATTAATAACTCCAACACTAGCACCAAATGCAATAACACGTGCGTTAGAAGCTTCAATAGATTTTGTGAATTCATCTGCGTCTGCTCGTATTTTTCCAAGCATTCTGCCCAACGGAGCTACTGCTCCTGACGATCTGCCCAAGTTTCTAAACGCCGTTGCTGCCTCGCCTTCTATCGATCTTGCAAGCGTTCCTTTCTTTGCTACTACTGGTACTTCTATTGCTCTGGCCATGGGTCCAATTATCCTTATATGCAATTACACATAAAAATTAGCCCATTCCACTTAATTTCATTAAATCTTGCATATTAAGGGTGCCGCCTTTTTTCTTAGCGGCATCTTCAAGCGAAACTGTGCCAGCCCCCTTGGTTTCAACACCCAATGCCTCAAGATCTTCTTTTGTAGCGCCAAATAAGCCTGCTCCGCCGTCTCCAGCCTTTTCCATAACTTCTTTAGCTTTTTCACGGCCTTTTGGATTTCGTGCCCAATCAAGTATCTTTTGCGGATCTTTGCGTATTTGAAAAGGTATTTCTTCTCCAGAACTAAATATGTTTTTAAACAAAGTTGTATATGAATATAATTTTAATTGATAATTTGTTAGCTGTAATGTTGCTTTACCAAAAAAGTCTATTGGTTTTTCACATGCTTGTAAATATGTAGAATAAAAATCTTCGATTGCTAATTTTTGAAAGTTTTCGTCGCTAAATGTTATAAATATTTCATCGTATATACCAGTTACAATATCTAATTCACTTTGTACTAATTCATCAAATTCATCTTGAGTAAATACTCTTTTTGTAAATTCTCTATCATGATGAAAGCTTCTGATAATGTATAAATCAATACATCGTTTGTCTGCGTATTTTTCACAAGTGTTTCCAAGTAATGCAGATCTGACTACCAATTTATCCATAAGCTCTTTACGAGCTTCTTCAATAAGTTTGTCTTGATTGTCTAATTGACTTTGAAGATATAAACCAGATTTGTTTTCTATCAAAGAATCTATATATTTTTGTTTGTCTTCAATTTCTTTTTCTTCTTTTTTTGACCACTCACCTTCTTGAAACAATATTTCTAAGCTTTCTGCTTCAGTTGGTATTCCGCGTTTTTTAGCTTTGTTGTAGTGTTCTTCTCTATAATCGTCAATATCTACTTGATCAATCAAGCCTAAATGACGAATATAAATTCTTTTATCTCTAAAATGAGAAATGCTGTAGCCTTGCGCTACGTCACGTAGTATTCGCTTTAATACAGATACTTTTAACGACTTCATTATACATCGCCGTTTTCAATATCTTGATCTAATTTTTGAAAGTCTTCTTTGGTAATGGCGCTTGCATAATACCAATAACTAATAAATGTTGCAATCTTGCCTTGAATTAAGAGATACAGTGGATCTTCTTTTTCATCAAGTTCAAAATAATGATTTTCTTTTTCTTCAAAAGTTTCTCCTTTGAAAAATACTTGTGGCTCTTCATCTTCTTCGCGCATGACATATGTTAAATTCAATACGTACCACATAATCGCGCGATTTTGAGCTTTTGTGTCGGCGGTGTGGTTAAACAAAGAAGCATATGCAGTTTCAGTATCGACAATATGTTTTCTTAATGCGGCGATATCTTCTAAAAGTTCAGCCAACCTTTCTTCATCTTCTTTTGTCTTTTTGCCAGTTTTTGTAGAAAGTCGAGTATATTCGGATTGTATTTCTCCAAGCTTACCATATGATTTTGCTAAACTCTTGGCGTCTTCTTCTGCAACAAGTCCTCCAGTGTCGGTATATTTATTTGCCAGCATAGCTTTTGTAAGAATGCCGCGTTTTACGCATTGACTCATTTCAATGCTGTACTCCATGTCAGCTTCTTCAACTTGTCGACGATTTGGCTCTTTTAGAATAATGCGGACAGGTTCAGATGTTACGACTTCTTCTTCTGCTTTTACTTTTTCTTCCTTGCCCGTTTCTTTGTCTACAATAGTCTTTTCGACTTCTTTTGTAGTCTTTGTTTCTAAATCTACCGAAAAACTATATATTTCCTTCATACCTTGTACCTTTATTATATTAATTTTTAAATTGAAATTCTATTGTGAACTTGTCTAAATCATCGTCATTATTGCGAATATTTTCATTGCCCATATCTAATACTTTTTTACGAAGATATTGCATCTTCTTTTCGTCGAAATAATCAGCTTGTTCGATTAATTCTTTATGATTGGGTAAATTTTTGCGAAGTTTGCAAAAATGAATGTCATGGTCTGTTTTTAAATCTTCTAATAAAATTAAAAATGTCTTAAATAATTTCTTAGTATTACGACCATAATAATCGCCTAATAATCCTTTTGCGTCCATAATTTAAACCTTAAACCTAAATTATATTACACAAAAAACAATAAAAAGTGTAAAGAAAAGCATGGCAAGTTTACTTACAGCTGCGGATAAATCAGCATTGAATGATGTCATGGACAGTCTCCATGATACTTTTGCACGCGATATCCAGATAATCAAAGAAGCCACAAAAACAGTTACAACTCCTAGTTCAGAGTTTAACTCCGTTTACGGAACCGCTGGATCAACAACAAGTGTTGTAAATGTAACACAATCTGGCAGTTACAAAGCGAGAGTTCAATATATGAATCAAAACGAAGAATATTTTGCAGACTCTCAACTTGACTCTCAATTAAAAATTAAAATGCCTGCAGGTAGCGTAAGAATCAAGGTTTCTGGAGATGCACATAGTTATTTAAAAGATGCAAAACGTGTCCAACTGGATGGCAGAAGGTTTACTATTTTTAGTGATTATAGGCCGCACGGACTTTTTGATGCGAGATTTTATACTTATTATTTAAAGCCGATCGATGAGTAATGTTGTAGTTCCAGCAGGAGCAATAGACATTGTTTACCAGCAGACTGGTAAATTTTTAAGAAAAGATGTCGAGTCGCGACTAATAAAAGAGTTCGAAGTCTTAAAACGAGAAATGTTGTCTGAGTTTAACAATCATCCAGTAACTCGCGAACTTGAACAAAAAACCAGTGCAGATCCTAGCTCTTTTGTTAGTGTGGGAAGTTTGTTTGGTTTTATTGGTTTTAATCAAAACGATGAACCAATTACAGTTGTAAGAGAAATGCTTAAAACGTCGTATATAGCATTTATAAGAACAAAAGGAGCTATTGTAGATTTCAAAGTATATTATCCATCAAAAGACGAACTTTTTGACGCAACTCCATTACCGTATGCCACGGGTAGAAGCTGGTTAAAAGGCATAGAAACAGGATTGTCTGGTCTTGGCAGATATTTAAATATTGAATCAGATGCCAGTAGGTCTGGAGGAGGTATACAAAGTCAATCACAAGTTCGCGGAGGAAGATTTAAAAATACGAAATATATATCAGAAATACTAAATAACTTTATTATAAAAGTCAACAAACTAAAACTATGAAACCACAATTTCAACATACATTAATGACCAGCTTTTTTCTTTGGTTTGACAACTATTTGCAAAAGTATGGAGAAGCTTACAAAAACAAAACTGGCGTATTTTATAATATGACCGATGATAGATTGTCAAGTGACTATAATGTTTATTCGTCACAATACAAACAATTTATATTTGATAGTGGCTTGCATAGCGGAGTTGTAAATTCACAAGGAACTCAAGGTGCAATAGTTCTCGACAGAGTCAGTGGCCAAAGAGAAGATGGCACAGCTTTTGAAATACCTCGCGGAACAAGTGGTTTAACAATAGATTATGATAACGGTAGAGTATTTTTTACTGGTGACGATTCTGGAAATGTGCCTGGCAATGATTTATCTTTGAGCGGTCAATTCGCGGTAAAAGACTTTAATATATATATGACAAACCAAACAGAAGAAGATTTGGTTATTGAAAAATTTAAAACAAATGATAGATTTGGCGCTATTAACACAACTGGAGTAGAACCTTATGATCAAGTTTTACCAGCAGTTTTTGTTACTTCTGAAAGTGTGCAAAATGAACCATTTGCTTTTGGCGGATTAGATATTACAAAAACAAACGTAAAAGCTGTTGTTATGACTAGTGATTTATATTGTTTAGATTGTGTATTGTCATTAGCAGCGGACGCTCAAAAAAGATCTTTTGTGCAAGTTGACTTTGAAGATTTTCCTACAACAGAGTTTGGTGATATAAAGTCAGCAACTTATCCTACAGGATACAGCTACAATCAAGTAGAAAGTGACGCATCTGACAGTTTGTTTCATATTGAGTCTGTAGACGTTTCAAAATTAAGTGATCGTGTCAAAAAGCGCGTGAATCCTAACATTTTTGTAGGATTTATTGATTTTGAAATACACAAATATCGTTCGCCTAGAGCAAATTAAGTGTAAAGTAAAGTATAAAGTTGACTTTTAACTTTATATAAGTTTAGAAAAAATTTCACATTACAGTAGAAATGTTGTAAACAACAATAACCTTAAACCTTTTTAAATATCATGGCAAGAAACAGAGTAATTTATCAAAGTGAAGCGTTGTTTGTGACCCATCAATATACTGGCAACCAAACAATCGACTTAGTAACTAATGGATGCGGTGGCGTTGGCGGCGCAGCTCCTGACTTTGCTGGTACACACGCACATATTCCAGCGAAAGCAATGCACCAAATTCATCGCGTTCAAAGTGCAAACTATAATTTTGCAATTAACAGAACTGACATTAATCAATTTGGACAGCTAGCTCGTATAGACACAGCTGTAATTGATGCCCCAACGGTAGGACTAGATTTTACATATTTAGTAACGAATGGCGTAAACGAAGACGCTTTAGGAATTAGTGTTGATCCTGCAAATTTAAACGATGCAACAACAGTAACAACTTCTGCCATTTCTGGGATCCTTTCAAATATTTCTGGTAGAAACTATCATATTCTAACGGTAAAAGAAGGATCTGATGCAAATAACTCATCTTTGCAGGCTTCTTCAGACAGCACTGTAATTTCAATTGGAAATGGTTTTATTACTAACTATAGTGTTAACGCGTCAGTTGGTGCGGTTCCAACAGCTAGTGTTTCCGTCGAGGGCTTAAATATTACCGCTCAAAGCGGCGCAGCATTAATGACCACTCCAGCGATTGACCCTGACGCTGGTACACAGGGTACTGCGACATTTGGATTACCTGCTCCAGTTACTGGAGATGTTGATCAAATAATTAGGCCAGGCGATATTAAAGTTGAATTTATAGGATCTGCTGGCGCACAAGGCACAGGATTATTAACACAATTAGTAGATGCTGACCGCCGAACCGCTGCTCATATTAATAGTTTTTCAATTGATTTGCCATTAGGCAGAAGCGTATTACAAAGATTAGGAAATTCTTTTGGCTTTGCCAGAGAAATCGACTTCCCAGTGCAAGTAAGCGCTAGTATTTCTGCAACAGTTGCAGATTTAAAAGCGGGCAATCTATTTGATGAGCTTTATACGACAAATAAGCATGATATTGTATTAAAAATGCACAGGCCATCAACCGCAGGCGCTACTCAAGGTGAAGCTCAGTTGGCATATATACTTAAAAATGCAACACTTGACAGCGAATCATTTAGCTCAAGCATTGGAGATAACAAATCTGTTGATTTATCATTTACCGCTACTATTGGTGGTCCACAAGATACAACCAACGGGCTATTTATCTCTGGAATTCAATGCGGAATTAATGCTATTAGAGGTTCAGAATAAAATACCATTAAATATAAGTTATATTTTACACCACAGTCTTTTGATTGTGGTGTAATTTTATATAGGCATGAGGAACAGGATAGCATATCAAAACGTAGGATTATTAACTGGACCATCTCCAGCATATCAAGTTCATAGTGGATCTGATGGCTCTTCAAAGTTAACCGCATTAAACTTAGTTCAAGCAGCAAGTTTTGATATTGGAATAAATCGCGCTGAAGTTAAACAAATCGGGGGGAATACGCTGGCCGCAAGACAGCCCGTTTTGCAGCCGAATGTTGCTTTAGGATTCACTTATTTATTAACAGATGGAATAAATGAAAAAACATTAGGTTTTAATGTTGCTGGTAATACTTCTTTTTTAAGTGGGGTAACTGGCAATGATGATAGAAACTTCTTCTTGTTTGTTACTAAAAATCAACAAACAGATTTTAATTTACAAAGTGGATTTAACGATCTTAGTGTTTTAAGTTTTGGCAATTGTTATGTAAATAACTATTCTTTGGAAGCTTCTGTGGGCGCATTACCAACTGTGTCATTAGATTATTCCGCGTCTAATGTAAGATTTGACCAAACAAGCGGAACTTACAATCCTAGTCATAGTAACCCTAAATATGATAATATTTATGCTTCTGGAATTATTCCCGCTGTAGATAGAGATAACGGAACACTAGCAACTGATTTTGACAACTTTGGATACGTAGTAAAAGGCGGTAGCACACAAGAAACATTATCGTCTTTGGGTGGAGTATTTCACACTGGAGATACTAAATTTATAGAACCTGGAGACATTCACGTAGAATTTTCAAACCCCAATATAGGAGGTATACGTTTAAGTGGTTCACAAAAAATGCATGTACAATCTGTTTCAATAAACGTTCCAGTAAACAGAACTGATTTATACGGTTTTGGATCTAAATATGTTTACGACAGAAGGGCAGAATATCCAACATTAGGACAAATAGAAATATCCGCCACTGCAACAAATGTTGTTACTGGACAAACTGATACCATATTTTCTAAAGATGATGTTTATCAAATGGAATTGTTGTTTAAAAAATCTAGCTCGCCAACAAATGCCACTGACACGGTTTTAACAAAATTTCAAGACGCTAAAATAGTTGCGCAGTCTATAAATCAAACAATTGGCTCAAATATGTCTTTTAACGCGACTTTCTCATTTGAGTGCAGTGCCAGTAAGGGATTCTTATTTAGTGGCCTTGCAGCGGACGTGGGGGACTAATTAGACTATATTCTCGCGGTTACCTGTTACTGGAGCTACTCGAACATCAGTTCCTGCAACTTGCCTTGGTTGAGCTTGATAGTAATTATAAGCATAAACTTGTTTTTCTAACTCTTCTTCTGCGTCTTTTGCTAACCCGCGATATGTTTTAGCAATTTCGTTTTTGTTTGTGCGAGTAATCATAGAATCACCTTCACGCAAAGAAATAAAATCTACACTGCTATCAATGCCTTTTAATACATTTCTAGCCTTTTTACGATAAAAATGTTTTAAATATAATTGTTTAAATATTCCACTTTCTTCGTAGCCAAATTTATTTTCTGGGACAATTTTAATATTATCCGTAACACCAATACCAGAACCGCTAAATGAAGTAAATATTAAAGTATTTAGCTCACCAATATTATTTTCAAACCACCCTGAAATTTGGCTCAGAGTGGCCATGTCTGTATCACTGTCAAATTCATTGACAAAAACACTATTAGCTAATACTTTAAATTCGTTCATTAGAAACCTTCAGACATTAATTTTTTTACTTTATCGAACTGCGGATCATTTGGATCAATAATTGGCTTTTGCTCGCCAGTAGCATATCTGCGGCCTTTTGTTTGACTGACAAATTCTTTTACTAGCTTTTGCTTAAGAGCTGACCTGTTACCAGATGGAAATACTCCAGCTTCTACTGCCAAAGCTTGCATATCTGTTAAAGTCATATTTGACAAATCATCCTTAAAAACTTCTAAATCATTAGTTTTAAATACTGTTGTTTGATCCACGCCTAGAAGCTCTTCAAGTTCTCTAACTTTATCAACTTCTAGTTTTCCGTCCATTAAATTAAGTTGTTCCAACTCAGACTGTTTTTTAGCAACCGTCTTTTTTCTAGGCTTCTTAGCAGAAGCTTTTCTTTTTGAAGTAGTCTTTTTCATATTTTATAATATTTCCTTATACCTTTGAATTCTATTCTTATTACACTTTTTAAGTTAAAAATAGAAATAAAAAACCCGCCCCAAATGGAGCGGGTTAAGAGTTTGTGTCGATATGGATTACAGATCGATTGCAACACCAACAATAGCTCTGTCGTCGAGGACCACGCGACCCTCTTCAATAGAACCATAGTAGCCAATCTTCTGCTGACGCACACTGTACTGATCATCAGCAACTAAGCTGAACTCAGAACCAGTCTCACTGTCAACTGCGATTGCACGAACAAAAGCATCGCGGCTACGATCAATACCGATAACCAAGTCATCAGCATCACCATGATCGAAGGCGCTGTCGCCACCGTTCGGGTTGTCATCCATCTGAGCAGAACCAGCCAAACCAGCGAAGATCTTAGTGAACTTCTTGTTTGGACCGAGCTCGTGAATTTCCATTACGCTTACGCCGTAGAACTCAGGGATACCAGCGCTAGTGTACATGCCAGCACGCACTGAATCTGGAGCAGCAATTAAGTTGTCCGCAGAAGCAGCGACGGCGCCGTCAGCATCTCTAGTGTTGATTGGGTTGTAGGCCATCTCACGAAGATCTTCAACAGTCTCAGGAGAAACGATAAGATCCGTGATACCAGCGCTACCAGCCACAGGAGTTCCGCCAGCAAACGAAGGACGAATTCTCTTGGCCAAGGTCAACAAGGCGTTAAGGTCATCCAACAAGAAGCGGCCAGCCTGGTTGCTAGCAAATGTATGCTTCTTAGTTGCACCATCAATGGTGGTAGAAGCGTTTGCTAATGCACCCAATAACAAGTTACCAGAAGTTCTCTCCTGCTTCAGAAGAATTTCCTGGGCAGCACGAGTGAAACTTTTGCTAACTACGTCCATTCTCGAACGAGAAGCATATTTCTTGTCAAAAGAAACTGCGGTGTCGAGTTTGTAAGTAGCCAACTTCACTTCGTTGTGAGAAGGAGTAACTTGGTTGGTGGGAAGACCACCTGGAGCGTGTGAGCTGTAAACGTTAATGTAGTCTTCGTCGGCTACATCGTAATAAACATCCAAGGGGATGCTGGGGTTGTCATCAGCATTAAACTGAAGCGGGGTGAACAAGTTGCTCAAAGTAGGAGCGTTGTTAACCACTTCGTTAATCACTGGGCCGATAAACTCGGCTAAAGCAACCTGAGCTTCGTAAGCAACATCTCTGTTCTTAGAGGCCATTGCCTGAACTAACTCAAGCTGTTCATTTGTTCTTTTTAAGGTAATATTCATTGTATTTATTTCCTTTCTATACTCTAAGATTAGACGTTAAGTTT